CTGCGGATAGTTTCGCATCCCTCGTGGTTCAAGTGAGAAAGAAAGCATTGGATTCTTATGGTCTAATGGACGCCAACGTCATATTGCTGGCCTGTAAACTAGCGTTTCTGGCTGATGTAGCAATTGAAAGTGCTGTCTACAAGGACATAATATCTGAACTTTCGCAACTCAAGAAACACGATAAACTACGTAAATTTGAGAATGTTGGATGGAGAATTGGTTTGACAAGTATGAAAGTTGGATTACTTGCCTGTGTTACGGTTGGTTTGATGATACCAGGCGCAGGACCATGTACTGGCACATTGGGTTTAGCAGGGCTGGCTAAATCGATGTTGCCACGGCCAAAGAAGGAGAAGAAACGGAACTTCGCTCAAGCAGAGTACAAGCTAACAGGTGTTAGTAGTGCTGTTGTTGAAGATCAGGAACTAACCTTTCTACCAACAATTAACGTAGAGAGAGAGCTCGTACCTTGCCGTGAAGGGGCAAAGTACAAGGTGGAAGAAGTAGATGAACCAGAGAAAATTCGCGGTGGAATGTTTGTATACGGACCACTTTTCCAGGGGAAGATACCTATTGCACCAAGCAATAATCAGCATAACACGATTATTGCCGTTAACAATAGAGGTTGTATGGAAGTGCCAGAGGTTGAAGACGGTATTTTCAAGGAACTTGAAAAGCTATTGTTTAACGAATTGATGGATTTAAGAGACACGGAAGTGATCAAACCTGTTTCATATACAAATTGGAACAACAACTTTCCTCCTGGTCGGCGTAAGCAACACGACAATGCACGGATGACATTAGAAACTCAACCAATCTGCAAGGATGACTGCACCCGCGAGTCATTCATAAAGTGCGAGAAGTATCTAAAAAGCACCGAGACGTCAGTGGACATGGGGGACCCTAGACTCATCCAAGGGGTGAGCGCTAGGGCCAACGTTATCTTGGGACCACCAATGAAAAGAGCCTCTAAATTCATTGCTAAGCAATGGAATAATACCAACGTAAAGAAACTCGGAAGAAAGTACTCAGTATACTATACTGGTAGCAGTACTAATGAAGCCGTTGGTAAATGGATGGAAGCAGCATTACAACATGAAGAAGACATAGTAGCTATAGCTGTGTGTGGAGACGACAGTCTAACAGTCATTAAGATAAACGGGGAAACATGGTTCCTCGAGAATGACTTTAGCCGTTATGATACCACAATTGGCGTCGCTGCAATCGAGTTCGAGCTCGGATTGTATGCAAAGTTGGGTTATTTCGACAAAGACGCAACCTTCGTGTTGGAACAGCAAAAAAAGAACAAAAGGTTATACAAGGGTAGGAGTTTCATACCGTTTCGATGGGGAACGGAAGTCCGGAGATGCTAACACATCCTGTGGGAACTCCTTAATCACAGGTTGCACCACAACCATGGCAATAAAGAATTGCTTACCTTGGATAAACGATAAGGGCAAATTTGAACAGAGATTATCGGATGAATTCTCTAGGTTCGGGTTTAACGCGAAACCCAAGTTGTCGAAGAACCTCTATGAGGTTGAATTTTGTTCGAAATTGTTTTGGCCTACAGAAGACGGAATCGTCTTAGGACCAAAACCGGGGAGATGTCTTCCAAAGATGGGATGTGGATTCAAGAAGTTGGATCCAATGGAGCTACGAGGTATGCTGAAAGGATGGGCCATAGATGGTTGGTTTGTCCCTGGGATTACAACCTACATCACGCATGTGGATCCAGGAGCTCTTTCGGCTGAGGTACGCCCGAGATTTGAAAATCTCTACAGTACCCATAGTACTAAGTACCACAACCCGACCTTCGAAACCAAGGTGTTCTTCTTGAACCGTTATGGAATTGAGGCGAAGGATTTTGTGGAGTCTCTGGACAAGGCCATGGTCAATCGACCTAATTATGTTGATTGCCCTATGATGGAACCTGTCTATGCCAAAGACATCTAGTGGGTTAAGTAAATTAACTCACATGCAC